GTATTCCATCATAACCATTCTACTGGGGAGTATATTGCTTTGGTTTGTGAGAGTTGTAATAGAAGATTCTATAAAAATGATTTTGAGTATTATGAAGGAGATTGCTCAAATAGAAAAATGCATTATCCGGTAGTTATAACGGTAAGGATTAGTCATAAGACAAAAGAAAATCTAGATAAAGTAGTAAAAGTTATGGATCTACCATATTCTGAAATGATCAGGATTATATTGGAGGATTATCTGAAATGAGTGAGAAAGATGATTTAGAAAAAATAGTAATTGAGATTTTTGAAAGATATAATTATCGGGATGATATTGAAAAGGAGTTAGAATCATTAGGATTTAACATTTTTTTTGGAGATTGTGATGAGAAAATTTATTTTACACCTAATAGAGCACATGATATTTTAGTTTATGTGAACTGGATTGATGGGTGTTCTTGGATATATAAAAGAAGTTTTAAAAGAAGATGACACTTAAAAAAGAGATTGAGGATATCTTACATCCTCCGAAAGCCCCTATACCTATAATTGGCGAGAAATCGGTTGGACACGGTGGTTCGAGTCCACGGCAATCTGGAAAGGTATTAGCTAATACACCAATCGACTCGAAACCAGTTATAGATGAAGATCTAAATTTAGATGAAATGTTTGAATGGTGCGCGCAAAATTCTTCTTTTCGAAGATGGTTAATTGAATTTGTGAAAAAAGTTATGCCTGGATTTGAAGGAAAATATCATCGATTTTCTAAAGAAGAGATGAATAAAGTATTTATGCAAAAACGAAAAGAAGCTGCGCATAAAATAAAAAGTTTTGATCAAAATGCGCGCAATTATAAAAATGTTATGGCCGAATATTTAGAAAAGTTGGAGAAATTGAAATGAGCGAAGAAATAAATTATTGTCCTGAATGTAACTTATATTGGTATTTAGTTGGAGAGAATAATGTGGAATTTAGATTATTTATGTTTGTCCCTATTAATCTAAAAAAATGCAAGTTTTGTAGAGATTCTTCAATACCAATTCCAAAAGAGTTAATTGAATTTAGAAAAAAAGCAGAGGGTAAATAATGAAAAAGAATGAAAGAACAATAGAATTTTATATGAAACATGATGAAAATTATCAATACAAAATTGAGGGTGTAGAACATGCTTCATTAGATGATTATGGGTTAAGTATAAACGCATTAGATGATGGATGGTTTCATATAAAAATAGATTTGGAGAAAATTAAGAAATGAGTGAGGATGAAAATGAAAAGTAAATATAAACTAGCATTTGTAGAGAGTGTCCCTTATATTTTAGTTTTAATTGTAATTGGTCTAGCTTTATATCTAAATGCTTTAATAGTACAAGATACAGTTACTCAACTCCAAGCAGAAGGTATCGGTTATGGTCTATTAACTGGTCTTATTGGAGCTGAGGTATTTAGTCTTTATTTTATTAAGGTATTGGATATTGAGAAAAGGCAATTAGAATTAGAAGTAAAAGATAGGGATGGAAAAATAGAGAAATTTGTTAAGGAATTAGAAAGAATAAAAAAGAAAGTTTAAAATTAATTATTTTTTTTTATTTTAATTTGTTTTCGAGTGCTTTAATCTCAGCTTTAAGCTCATCTATTTCAGCTTGTTTTACGTTTTCGAATTGCTCATCATGGTATAATTCCCATGCAGCTCCCATCTTATTCAATACATTCAAAGCTATATTACCATAAGCATTAATTTTCTGTTCTAAAGTCATCGTTTTATCTTCATATATAGCTTTCATATCTTGAGCTAGTTGTTTAATATCAAAAATAGATACTCCTAATAACATGCCTACAAGAACCGTAGAACCATATATAGATACTTTGACTATATCAGGTAAAGCCTCAAAAATATCGGTTGCCATAAATATAAAGGCAAATATAGCTATAAATACATAGATTAACTGAATTGGTGTCAATTTAGTAGATTTTAACCAATTATAGGTTGCTTCTGCTTTTGCTCCCATTTTTTATCACCTCCGTCTCTTCTCATTGAAAATCTCCCTTAATTCTAAAATAAAAGCCAATATGACTAAAATAAAGCAAATATGGACTCCTATAAATTCAAAATAAAATTCATTCCATAATGTTGCATCAAATATAACCCTTCCATTATTAATTAACAAAACCCAAAAGAACATTAATACCATAAACCATCCACAAATTGCCCATAAACCTAAACAGAAACTTAAAAATATACGTCTTATATTCATATTATATGCTCCTTTTTATATAATATACTATAGCAATGGAACGGATATAAATACTTCGCCCTGCTTCATTCATGAGTATAGAAAATGTATAACGATAATTAGCATAGTTATTAGCGGCTGTAAGGATGAATAACTGAGCCATCTCTCTATTGCCTGCACAGGCATCCAAAGTATCAGGTTCTGCCGCCCATTGGCTTACAGTATCAGTTCCTCCATCTGCTATTTGACCGGTCAGATCCTTGGCTATAGTAATGGTATCTGCATTCGCATCAACTCTATAAAATTGAACATAAATATTTATTACCCTTGAAGTATCTATATTAGGGGGAGTATACCAAAAGACTATAGCCATTTCATTAACCGCATCTAATTTAACCCCTCCCGCCTCCTCAGTGGCTCCAACTGAGGGAACTATCCTAAGATAAACAGTATTAATATCCGTGTTATAAAGAATCTCGGCAATATCATCTGCGGTCTCATCAGCCATGGTATAGCCGGGAGAATTAAATGTTATCGGATCAGATATCCCCGTATTTAATGAATAATTACAGACATTATTAAGAACATTCATTCTAACACTATCTACATAACAATTTGTAGCGGTAAAAGATTTATTGGAATAGGCAAAATTGATAATTTCTCCTGGATCAGCATAAATACCCCTGAGACGAACTCTAATAATCTGGGGAGTGAAATTAGTACCGGTTCGAATAGCTGTTGCCACACTCAGACAATCAGCATCACTCTGTAATTCTCGCAATCTTTTATAATATGGGATAAGACCCGTTCCATCTGTTTGAGCAGAAGCATCCTGAGAGACCCCACTAAAAGGCTTACCCGTACTTGGATCAATTCCGCCTCGTACTTCCACATAGTTTATTTGATGGGAAGACCTATCTATTAGAGGAATTCCCATTAGTTCGGAAGAGGTTCCCGTAATCGTGGCAGCACCATTATCTGGATTTGCATCATCGTCAAGAAATACTTTTCCAGAAGCTTTAATAATACATTTCTTTCCCCCTCGAATCGCCAAGATTCTTGTAATCATGTGACGTGGTTTATTTCTATAATTTGGTTTAAGATTACCGGCGGGAACATCCTCTGTATAATATATAAGCCTTCCGTCGGCTTGTCCTACGTTTGTTAGAATACCCAGTAAGGAAGCATTTACATCTTCCGCAGCTGAAGCCGAATAACTATTTTCTCCTTCTAAATCAACTTTATTAAGAGTCTGAAAAGTATAACCATTAATAGATATTCCAATATCAATATCCTTAAAACGATTTCCGATAAAACGAAGATCAGAATTCTCATCAAAGATTTGCAGATAATGTTCATCCCCAAATATTTCTATAGTCTCAAGGGAAGCGGTAGAATATAAAGTGACAGCCTTAGTAATGGTGCATTTACTACATTTACTTGTTATATCAGTTTTGCTGAGAGAATGATATTCTAAGAGTCTATTATCTGCTATCTCATAATCAGTCTCCCATGAATATCCTACAGCGTCCAAATATACATGGTATCCTGATTGTGTAGCATCAGTTAATATCGAAAACGTATCAATATTCGCAACTGCTGTTTGAAACAAATAAGGTCCATAACGAACATTATCAATCCACACATATAGAGTGTCTGCGGCAAGTCCCTTAAAACCTTCCGCACCACATTCAAATTCTAATTTGAAATCATACCAGGTATTATGCGTTGCGGCAATAATATTAGTAATTCCTATTCCAGACTGATAAACATAAATTTGACCAAGGTGAAAACCCACCTGGATTGCTTCTGCTTCTCCAGACCAGATAGTTACCCAACTATAGTAATTAATATTAGAACTTTTTAGTTTATATTCCATTACGCCTGAGGTCTGAACAGCTGAGAGGGTATTTCTAATATCTATCGCTCCGGCACCATTATCATAACAATCCATTATTTTTTTATGCTCATCAAATGAGGGAATGATCTCTACAGAGCAGCCCTCACCATTATTGTCCGAATCAATAAAAGTTATAGATGTTGATGTAGTGCCACAATCTTCCCCTTCAAAATTAGCTTGTGCCATAGAATCTTTATAATTACGCCAGTGAATATTATCCCCGACATTATAATTAGTATCCCATGAATAACCTATCGCATCTATATATGATTCTAAAGCATTAGCCCCTCCTCCTCCATTCAGATTAAAACGCCCAAGATTTATAGTTGTTGCTGTATGATTTGCATAAAATGGTTCATCATCTACTTTAAGAATACCATCAACCCATAAAGAATATGTATCGGTTGCACAATCAAAATGAATTCTTATAAGCATATATGTATCTGTTGCCATACTCATGAAGCCTGAGGTAGATCCCGCTCCTCCTAATCCATCCCCATAAAACCAATATAATCTATTATTATCATGATTAAGATATAAATAAACACATTGTTCCCAACCCTCATCATAAAGATATAAACGAGTATATCCTACTCCATTATCTATATATTTCCAATGATATTCAATATCTCCGCTTGTTTGATTAACGAAATCAATACGAAAAGAAGTATCTGCTCCATTATCACCATCTCCCGAAATCTTCGCCACTTTTTTATGGTCTCCCTGAGAAGAAACAATAGTGAGAGCTCCATTTGTGTCATCTGTAGTAAAGCTCGAAAGACCTCCTATATCATTTCCACTCGTACCGTCAGCCTCATCCTTGAAGTTATACGTAGCGGGATACCCTTCCTTTAGAACCTTATATATCATACTATCTCCCATTTAATCACCTATGGTGTATTTGTTCTATATGAATGAATCATTTGAACCTTTAAGGTTTGTACATCCTTTCCTTCTCTATTTGTCTCTATGACAGTATAACCGTTCAATATCACGGCAATATATTTATATAAAGTAGCATTATAAGAGAATTGCCTAAATGTCTCGGAAGCCCATTGCCTAATAGCGTATAATTGATACGTGGAAACTGCTTGATGTGCATCAAAGAATCTCTCAAAGTTTTGTTGCTGTGTCGCAGTTGCGTGAACTGCTAATAAAAGACTTGTGAATTTGGCTTGACCTGTTTGAGCATTTGTTTTTAGATAAATGGTTCCATGTTGAATAAAAGACCACCCTATCATAGCATCATTCGTAGGAGTGCTAGCATATGATTCTAAACTAATAAAATCATCAAAATACATATATCCGGTACCTAATACTAAACCAGTATCTCCACCTAATTTAATTTCTCCAGGGGTATTATTGGCAATACCATTATTATTCTCAATACAGAGATAGAAGCCTGTACTACTATTATTCTTCAGTAATACTTCTCCGGCCATTATATTATCCTCCTCGATATAGTTCCTTCTGTTCTACTTATTTCCCCCATGACTCTCAAACCTAACCTCCTCTGTCTTCGATGCTCACTTCCAATGACCTCTCCCGGAATTGTTATAGTTCCTCTTACAAATGTAATATCTGGTAAGCCTCCAGTTGGATCGCGTTCATCCCTTCCATCAGGAGGGGGTCCTAACAAATCTTCAATCCAATCAGCTTCGTAAGGGGCTCCCGATATTGGGTCTCTTGGGTCCCCTCCCCTCGTGATTTCTCTCTCAAATGCACCCCCAACCAAAGACCCGAGTCCTCCCAATAATTGAGCTCCTACTGGACCTAGATAATAGTATCCAATTACGGAACCAACAAAACCCCCGAGTCCTGAGCCTGTCCGATATTGAGTAGTAAATGATTCATATTGAAATAATATATCCCTAGTAAATCCTTGCAGTGGAAGAAAAAGAGATTGCAATTCATATTCAATTCTACTCATAAATCTATTCTGAGATTGTTGAGCTATCTGTAATAAACCACCGGCAATTCTATTAAGGCCACTCATACCCATTAACCAGGCTCCGCCTCTTCTAAGAGATTTAGTCATTTGGTCCCTTATATATCTAGACTCAGAATCCTCCGGAATAAGCTCCTCTACAATAAGGGGTGCAGATCCTAATGTCTCCAAGAGATTAGTCTTATTCCTATTTTGAAGGGCACTAATATACTCTCTTCCATAAATAGTCCTTCCTCCCTCAATATCAGCTTCTCTTCTAAACATATTATCACCTAGGGATTCTCGTAATAATTATTATTATATTGATCCTTTGCCTGAATAGCAATAGATCCCGTACTCAATTGACTCAATACAAGTAAATATTTCTCCACCCTCCCAGGAGCCTTCTCGGCAGTAATAACGAATGGTTGGCAATAAACTTTATCATGAGTCCATTGAACATAATCTGTAGTGGTATTACGTGAGGTTTTAACTACCAAATCTACATCAGTAAGATAATCTTCAAGATCGGTTCTTATTAACTCATATACATTATGGCCAAATGGTGTAGTCTCGAGAGTAGTTACTATATAAGTTAAAGGAATAATCTTTCCTATAGAATAACGCTTAGTTGTATCTAATCCCGTAAAATATAATGTATTCACTACATCATAAGCCCAGCCTATAATAGTGGCTTCTATCGTCTCACCATTGTATGTGAATGTGGGAAATGCGAAATCTTCCCATCTAAAAGGTCTATCCGTTAGTGTGGCAGCAGCAATATCATCAGTACCAGTATTTTTGGTATAAGAACAACCCCATTTATTATGCTGAACTGCGATTTGGGATGCTTCTGAACATTCAATATGCAATGAATTCAACATCATTCCAAGTATATCAATTCTTTCACTTTCTGCACTAACGGGATTCTCCCTCTCCCAATGTCTTCCTTGATTAGTAGGGGTTTGACCAGTTCTTAAAGTTATATCATGAATATTCGGAGTTGCTTCTGTAGTAGAGCATATTCCCATTGCGGGATATAAATTCATAGCTGTTTGGAAATATAAATATTCGTCCCAAGTACCTGGTAAATATTGGGTAGTTTTAAATTTTGGTAAATAACTTGCTCCCGTAGCTAAAGGGGCTGTTAAGCCTATAGGTTCAAATAACCTTCCGGCTATATATTCGTCTATGCCTTGGACTTCCGCTGCTTGTAGTTTAGCATTAGTATGTCTCCAAGTAGCCATCTTAAGGGCTTTAAGCAAATGAGCTTTATCGGCAGTATAGAAGTCATTAACCATTCAATCACCCATAATCGAATTTTTTTGATTCCCACTCTCCGGATATAACTCTTAAATTTCCGGATAAGATTTCTCTAGCTTGTTTAATTAAGTTAAAATAACGATCTTTAAAATCAATTTGTAATAAGTGGATAAATATATTATCCCATGAATGAAACTTACCCGCTTTCGAGGTAAGATATAATTCGAATATAAGAGCATGAGTTTGAGATTTTAACATACCTGTGATTTTTGTATCTGTAATATCAGTCCCACCATCACCTGTAATATAGAAATTAAATTGCTCTCCTATATAGGCATTTATATGCCCAAACCTAGTAGAATCTACCTCAGAAGCCTCTATCTTCCAAATGCTCTCCCAAGTTGTCTCATGCCCATAGCCACCTGATGCTATAACTACTCACCTTTTTCTTCTATAGGTACCTCTTCTTTCTCCAACTCTTTTAAGGCTTCTAATTCTGCTAATTTGTCTTTTGCATCTTGAAGTTCCTTCTCTGCTAGTGCTTTCTCTTCGATTTCTTTCTTGGCTTTTGCGGTAATCTTAGGTTCTTCTGGAACCTCTTTTGCTAATCGTATTTCTTCAGCTTTAGCCTGTCTTGTCTCTAAAAGTTTCTTAATCTCTTCTGGTGATTCAGTCGCCTCAGGTTCTTTTACCCAATCTCCAGGATGTATAATTGCACCAGATTCTAAATCTTCAAGGATATTATGATAACTTCTTGGTTTAAATGTCATTAAAAGTTTTTTCTTGGTTTCAAGTTCTATTAATATTTTATCAAGATTAAAAGTCTCAGGTCCAAGTAATTGTTTCACAAGTTCAATTTGGGCACAACATTTATCTAAATCTGATCTATTTGTCATTTTTTTTTATCACATCTTTTTTATTTGAATTAATTTTTAATTAAAATTTGAGAATTAAAAAAAAATTTATAGTGGCTCTCAAACCACTATTTAATTAGTACTCTTAGTATGCTGTAGTTGTATCACCTGAGCCGACACAGACTGCACCCTTAGGATTTTTAGGAATGAAACATCCCGCCCATCGAAGTGCATAATCGATATCACCTTCAAATGGTTTATTTGGAATATTTGCTCTGTGGATAGGATAGGCTTCTGCCACATAATTACAATTAACATCATCCTTCCATAATAGAAAGGCTTGTTCCGAAGTGGATAAAGTTCCGTCATAAAGTGCATCGGTTTCTACAATCTGATCAATTGTCGGAATAAATGGTTCTGCTCCTTTCTCACCAGTAACTACACCAAAATTCATCCAATCCATTAAAAGGGTTTTCCAATCAGAAGCTCCGCTTACTGCATTGAAGAGTCCTCTTAATTCTGGCTGAATACCTGGAGTCATCCATAATTTATATGGGGGCATTATATGGGCTGCTCTTAAAAGACCTCTTGCTATGTCTACTTCTAAACTAAATTGACCAGTAGTCGTCCATGTTAAAGTAGCATCAAATTCATAGGCATCTTCCTCATCTTGTTGAAAAGTACAGATACCACGACCACCAGAATGATCACTTCCATGAAGGATAATGTGTTGGATTCTCTCTTGCATCTTAGCTCTACATTCAATCTCATGTGTGACTAATAGAGGAGTGATACCCTCACCACTTGTGGCATCAATATCCTTCTCATCAATATGAATTGGTAGTGTTAAATAAGTAATTGCATTATCCCTTACTTTTCTTGATCCGACATTTCTATCTTCATACGCAAATCTTTTACCCTCATTTACATAAAAGACATCGGTTGCTTGATAATACTCTGCTTTGTTTTTACCCTTGCCTACTTGCATACCACTTGGAAGATTTTGATATACAATAGGCTCCCGCATTAATTGAGCTACTTGTTTATCGATCCCTTTCCATTCTCTTTCTGTTACACCTTTAATTTCTACCATGATGATTACCTCAAGAGTTTAACTATGGCTACGAGATCCCCAGTAACTATTGTTCTCTCCAATATTGCCCATGGAGATCCCATTGCTGTAACACACATACGTCCTCCTAATCCTTTATAAAGAAATGTACCAGGATAATAAGTACCGGCAGGATTTTCAATAAATATTGCACAATATCCTTCCGAGACTATATCTCCATATTTTGCAGCTGTAATATCAGTATCCAAATCGAATTCCTCATGTTCTTTCATTACACCCGAGAAATTCGCATCAAGATTAACTAATTCTAATCCGTTTGCAGTTATTTTTACAACCTCTCCCGCCTTAATAGCTTCATGTAATAATAGGGATTCTTTGAACTTATTTTCTCCTAATGCTACTCCTCCCTCAGATATAACACTAATACTTGTATTTGCCATAATAATCTCATCTCATTAGAGAATTCTTAGAATGGCAACATCATCATCAGCAGCAATGTCTTTAAGGAGTTTTGCCGTCGAACCAACACCTCCGGAAGCTCTAAACTTACCTGCTGCGAATTGAGCTGCCATGTAATTAGATCCCGCATAATGAACGCCATCTTGAAATATAAATGCTGCAACATTTCCTTTAGTAACTACATCTCCTCTTTTTCCCGCTGTTATTTCCGTATCAAGATCAAATTCTTCATGCTCTTTTAAGACTCCAAGACAAATCTCTGGATCGTCACATTTCATAATTGTCGTAGCATTGGACTTATAGACTCCGGTTCCGGCTTTCATAGCTTCGCCAAGTATTAATCCTTCTGCGAACATATTACCTCCTAACGGTATTTTATTAGCTACATCTTTGATTTTTGTGTTTGCCATAATAATTCTCTTTTATATTTTGCTCCCATCGTGGGTTTAAGGGCTGTCGTCTCCCTATAATTAATACTCATTATTTTTTCCTCATTTTTTTAGATGTTTCTGTTAGATTTCCAAAAGACATTTTTTTATATAATGGCGGGATTACAGTTTGATCGCCTTCGGATTTCTTTTCTTCTTTAAACCCCTTTAGTTTCTGATCCTCTTTAGTTCGCTGTGCCTTTAGTCTTGCCTCATAATCATCAATCTCCTTCATTCTATTTGCCTTAAAGTTTCTTAATCCCGTCAATTCTTTATTTAAAGTTTCGATTTGTTTTTTATAATCCTCATCACTAGGGGCTTTAGGGACTTCGGGTTCCTCCTTCTTTTCGGGCTCCTCTGGAGGTGTCGGTTCTTTCTTCTTGAACTTGCCTTTATCATCCCTCTCCGCCTCAGGTGGCGGTTCTGGCTTGGTCTTATCCGGCTCAATTTTATCTTCACTCATTCTTATTTTATCCCTCTTAATTGTTTTTGTTGTCTAATAATATCAATAGGAGTAAGGGAGTCTAATTCATCCCCCTCTTCTTCTGATTTGGGCAATTCTCCCGCTTCGGGAAGGTGCCCGCCATCGTCAAATTCAATCTTGGCAATCTTTTCATTTAAGGCTTCTCCATCTTCTTGCCAAGAAATAACTTTTCTAATAAAATCTTTATACTCTCCAAATATAGATTTAAGATTCTCCCATACTGCAATTGTATCCTCTCCTGCGGCACTTAGGGCACCCTTAGGATCTCCAATAAGATACCTAACTGGAAAACCACTCGCACCGGCAATAATCTTTAGGCAAGTCTCTAAATCTGTAGAGAAATCAATTGGAGCAGTAGAGCCTAAGAACTTCATGTCTGGGGGGTTCCCTTCTGCACTGGTCTTTAGAATCATATACCTACGATTGTTAAGGTTTCGCACAGCGGTATGTAATGAATTTAATTCTGCAGTATATTGCTCTGGATCTACAATAATTAATAAGATCCCATTTCCTATCCTTGAATCATACATGGCCATAGACTCAAATATTTCTGTAAATCTAACTAAAGCATGCCAACATCTTCTTATAATCCCCAATCCTTGTAGTGATCTATCATATCTACCGACATAATAATGAATAATTTCTTCAGGTGATAATTCCCTTGTAACTGGTGCACTGACAATTGAAGTCTCAATTCCCCCCTCAAGTTTAGGCAAGATAGTATAGGATTCTATTTTCAGGTCCTTATATCTTATTTTTTGAATATCGGATGAATCATGGATTATCCAGGCCCTATCATCTATAGGCTTTTTAAGAGGCTCTAAGACAATATAACCGTGTGTTCGGGTTGATTCAATACCTTCCTTCAATAACTTATTATATTGATTATCCTCCCATGTATTCCTTGTTTCATCGAGTTCATTATCATTCTCATCAAGAAATATAGGAGGTCTTGCTGTAATCAATTCTGCGGTCTTTAGAACTAGATTGCCGGCAATTGGGTCTTCATCAAGTCTCGCTACCCTATGCTCAGGCTTAGAATAATCAACCGCACCCATCTTTAATAGAGATGGTATATATTTATTCTCAGCATATTTACCCGTTTTATCTCGATTAAGAAATCCCATTAAGCTTATCCTCTATTCTTTTAATTAAGAAATTAATAGATTCTTTGGCATCATCCCAACCCCAACAAAATTCTTGATAGTCTGCTATTGGTTGTATCTCTATATTTTCACTAGTATCAACAAACTCCTTTACGATTAAAGTGATTTGGAACTTACCTTCTATTTTACCCATTTACCATTCTTCGCCTCCTTCCCATTTAACTTTCTTTTCTTTAAAGGGGCCCCGCATTACTTCCTCCTCAAGCTTTCTTCTCGGTCTTCCAGGTTCAGTCCTATAAGGTACTTCTCTTCGAACCTCTCCAATAGGTTTCTTAAAGGGACCTCTTATTAATCTATATGGTTTATTAGCCTTTCTTAAATAATTCCATATAAATCTTCCCTTACTTGAAGCCATTATCATACCTTTATAATAAGAAGGAGGAACGAAATAAGCGTATTCACTCCCATTTTGGAAGTCCACTATTAACTTAGCCATAGCATAGCAGAATCTAAGTACATTTGATGATTCCGGTGTATTAACCCATGGTCCGTTAAATTCACTCATCTATTAAATACCCACTTCTCATTATTTTTATAATATTTATTAAAATAGTAATAGGCTGCATGTAATAACATATCAACCCAATCATCATCAATTTTAGTTCCGTCATATTGAAGTAGTTGTTGTTTCAATTTCTGAGTCTTTAAATGTATTAGATGATTATTTAAGAGAAAACTTAAAGCAAACCAATACTTGTCTTTATGAACCGAAAAGTTAGAGGTTTTAAATCTAACATGTAAATCCGCTACATCCCTTCTTACAAAACCTCCTAACGGTGATCCTTCCATAATAAATAAAGAACTATATTTATTACCATATTCTATAACTTTTGATATAATCATGTCACTTGTAGGGTTAAACATACCCCATGACTCAATTTCATATATCTGTTCTTTTCTATAAGCAATATTTCCCATAACTGTTTCATGTCCTAGTCCAAAATCTACACCACAAACAATCTCTAAATAATCTCTTTTAAATCCTTCGGGATACTCTTCGAAAGCAGCCTCTATATCCTCGGATCTAAAGAATGCACCCTCTGGTTCTATCCATTCCATCCTTAATTCTTGTCTAACCATTCTATCAGACATTAGGGATTTAATTGCATCCCATGATTCTTCCTTAACCCAAGTAGCATCTTCCATTCCTAACTCAAATTTCTTAAATTTAGGATTTAGGCCAAACCAGAAATTATAGAATGGAGTTCCAGCTTTTGCTGTACCAAATATCCATACTCTCATCTTACGCCCAGAGGCTAACTGTGGAATGATCTTACTCCATACTAACTCATCGACTTCTTGAGCCTCATCAATTATAAGAATATCAGCCTCATACGTACCAGTATCCGCTAGAGTATTGGAATGAACTTTTATCCTGGTCTTATTATTAAAAATAATTTGCTCTTTTGCAGGTCTTTTAAAAAGATTAAGTTTATGTTCTGCATCAATTTGTATGACTTGAGTGATAATATGACTTGCAGTATCCTTTTTGCTTGAAAGAACATGAATCTCAAGAGTCTTTCTTGAGCCTAAATAACTAGCTGCGGATGATATTAGG